TGATACTCTTATTATATTCATTCGCTTTTTTAAAGTCTACCTTAAAATCACTTTGATATTTACTCAAATGTTCTATTTTATTATGTTTAATACATTTTTGTTGTTTAGTAATATTTAGCAATAGTTTCTTTTCCAATGCACATTGCTTTTTTATTAGTGTTTTTGATAATTTAATGTTATCACCAAGAGTTTTTCCACCACCAACCTGTATATTTTTCATTATATTTGATATTTTATTATTTAATTCTTTTTGCACATCTAATCTAATTTTATTTTTATCAGTTTGTATACCAATTTGTTCTAATTGATTGTTTAAAATTGAATATCCACCTTTTTGACACGAAGTATTATGATTATTTATTAATTCTTGTTGATTAGCCTTTATATTATCATAGAAATCGCTAATATAATTAGTAGAATACATGTTATAATCTATTATAAAAAAAGAATTTAATTAATATTAAGATTTAGTTACTATTCCATATATCACTAATATTATTATTAATATCATTGGTAATGTTGATAATACTGTAACTATCCAACTCCATAAATGGCATTCGCCTGTTGTTAAACATGTTATATTATATGCAGTTATTAATATCAATAATAAATATAACAGGTATCCAAACATATATAACCCGACGCCTTCCAAATAAATATTAAGTATTAAAGCTATAATTGTAAATATTATACTTATTACTATATACACCCAACCTTGTGTTGAATAATAGCTCATTCTAATATAAGATAAGATTATTTAGGATATTAGACTATTCATAATCGCAAAACACATTGATGTTCTGGGGTGCATTTCATTAATTGGCGTTGACGCAAAGAATTGGATCAATGTTTTAATATTTTTAACATCATTGCATTGACACAAATAGTAATATACATTAGATGATGTAATCATTTTCTCTTTATACGTTGAGGTTTGAAGGTTTCTTAGTTGAGCCAAATGGTATTGAATAATTGGCGGAAATTGTTTATCCAACTCTTTATTCATTTTATATCTACCATATTTCGGATAGTATGTTGTTGTTGATACATAATAATTATACAAACTATCTTTAATTGTTGAAATTAGTGTATGGATAATATATGTTGCATCAATCGGTCTTCCATTATTATCAATTGGTAGAACAATATTCGGAACATAGTTACTAATATAATCCTTAACCGTATAATCCTGTTTATTTTTCATATATACACTTAGAATATTCATCCATGTATTGGGATGGCATGGATCTGTGTCTTCTCTATAATTAATAACATCGGTAGAAATTTTATAAAGGTTTACGGTATTTTCAATTTTCTTTTTGATGATTAGCCCATAACTGTATTGATTCTCATTGATATAACTCATTGCTTCTGTAATACTTGCGAATTCCTTCGGATAGTTAATACCGATATTAATGAAATCTTCCACTTTTGTATGAACATCTTCTTCAATCAATGTTTCTCTATTCTTTGTATTGACGTGAATTAATTCCTTGTAATTTTCACCCAATACATTTGTATAATTAATAATATGAATATTTTCATGATGAATAATAATAAACTCATAAGCCATTTCCGGATTTAATGAAGCTACAAACTTATTCCTAAGAATAAGTGACATCTCATTAGGTTGAAGATTCATATCTTCACTCGTTAGCTGATTTCCATAATATTTATATAAAATCTCGTCAAACATATTTCCATGTGTTTTATTTGGATGAGAGAACTTAGAACTATTTGCATCAGGACAACTTGATGTTCCAAAGTACCATTCTCCATTATGACAATATACAGTAATCATTGTACCGTCGTATGCTTCATAACACTTGTCATTATCACTATAAATATTTGTCATATATGTATTTGCTTCAATGCGAGTTGGAATAGAATTCGCATAAGTAACAACAATGTTATTATTAAAAGATAGCGTGAAATCAAGCACGATACTTCTGCATTGCTTATATAGTTCCTTATATTCATAGATTTCACTCATCTTATAATTATTATGAAGCAATACAATATCAGAACGATTCTTGAACTTTTTCACTTTGATATTGGGCCACAAATGATATTTTTTCAATACCATAATCAAACAATTAGCATATGTCTTATTATCATCGTTAATACTATTATAAATATCATAAGTCTCTGAAATAATTTCATTGACGTTTTTTGGGAAACTGATTGTGGGTTGAGTTGAATTCATAATTGTTATTAATATAAGCTATAAGTCTTATATCAATTTTTATTTTTCAACTTTATTTTTACAATATTTATCATACCATTGTTGCCCTACTATTTTTGACGCATCATCGCTCGTCATTTGATTTTGTATAATACCTTCGCGCATTTTCAAGAAATATTCAAAACTCTTATATTCAAAACCTTCTTCTTTTGTTACCATTTGGTATAACATAGGATATCGCTGTTCAAAGAATTCAATATTTGTGATATTATCTTTTAAACTGGCAATAATATCTTTAAAATCCATTTTATTTCTTTGTTCTTCTATGTAAAGCATGATATCTTGCACAATCGTTCTAATTTCATTAGTTTTCATACCATCTTTTACAAAAGCATGGTCGTCGTGTGTCTTCTGCTTTTTATCTTTTCTACCCATTTATATATTGTTAATATAATATTCTTCTTTATATACTTAGATAAAAAAGAGTACATAATTAATAAAATCTCTTAAATTTCAAAAAGTTTATAAAATCATTAGAAAAATAAGATTATGTACTCATTTTATAATTAGGTTACATTTTCAATATTATATATATATATAATATAAATAGAGATATCATAATGAAAAAAGAATTAGAATATACTGAGCTTGATTATTCACCTGGTGTTAATGTACCTCCTCCTCCTAAAAATGCTGGCTTATATACAGGAGACGTGCTATTTGATAAGAAACCATGGGGTAATACTTATGTAATTCCCTATGTTGAACCTGATGCTGTTTCGTACAGTGCGCTTTTTTATGCTAACCACCATATACCATCATATAATAGACCTGGTAATAATACAGTAAAAACTGACTTATATAAAAAATATAATAAAACAGATGATAATTATAATTTCAGCTGTCACATCAACGAAACCTTTGGTTGAGGTTTCTTAATATTATCCTTATTTTTTCTAAGAAAATCACAAATATACTTATATGTCTCGTCAACTTGTTCAAATGTTACACCTCCTGTGATTAGAATACTGCCACTTTCAAATAATGCCCCTGTTACTTTCTTACAATCACCTATTTTAGAACCAGTACCTTTGCCATAACAATTCGTTGGGCAATTACAAATACCATTCTTACATTCACTAATTTTATTCCAGAAATATTCTAATTTTACACCCTGATAAATACCGGGTTGAAAAGAGCATTTGTTATTATAATTCTCCCCAATAAACAATCTATGAATTTCTTTGCGTTTCAATTCAAAACCATTTGTCATCTCAGAATTAGTATATACCTTGAAATCTGTATTAATCATTCTGATTTTAAAGTTCTGATAACTCAACATATCAATATCATTATCTTCTGATAAAATTTTATTTGTTACATTTTTATAAATATTTCTAATATTTTTAATAATGTTATTAACAATAATTTCAGTATCCTCTACCTTCTTAATACCTGTCAATTGTATGTTTCCATTTTTAAAGATTTTTACATTAGGTATATATTTATCATTAAACATATAAATAATAGTAACCTGGTTATCAAATCTATTCTTCTTTACTTTATCCTTCTTGCTTTTTCGGCGTTTCTTTGGATATGTTCCTCGCGAAACATCTTCACCTTCCTTCATAAATTGAATCCATACAATACCTTCTTTATTATCAAAACATTCTGCTTTAATATCAATATTATCAAATAAGACATTTAAATTAAGATTAATATTTACACCAATATTGGCATTACAAGTGATAGTTGAAATTCTATACTGCGAAAAGTAAATCTCCGACATTATACGTAATATATAAAGGATATACGCCTTATATCATTTTTTTATTTTACGGCTTTCAATTTATTTTCAATTATATTTTTTAATATTGAAGGTTCTTTTCCTTGCTTATTGATATTATCAGTTATATTTTTGATATAAGATGTATTAACTATTTCGTAGTTATGTGTAGTTGTTATCATTGGTGGTAAATTTAATATATGTGTTTTATCATTAGTTAAATGGCTGCTTCTAAACTCCTCAATTGTTAATGGTCCATTAAATATTTTTAGTAAAAATCGCGAAGGTGATGGTCTTATTGGTCTGTTGCACCCATAATGTTTACTCAACATTTGTATCAAACTATTAATTTCCCAAACCTTATCGCTACCACAATGAGAAGAGAAATTATAAGCATTTGCACACTCGAGCGAACAAAAACTACCAAATAAAACATAAGAATCTGTTTTAACATTATATTTATAAGGCATCCCATATGATCTGTTTTCTATCGGATGACAACACCAATAACAGTTATTGTTACTGTTAAGTATATCTTTTGAATAGCCATAATCTAACATAAATTCACCATTTGTATCAATGTTTTCTAGATTATTGTCCTGTATATTATTGTAATGATTTGAATCATTTAAATAAAAACAATCGGGCTCATAAGGTATTGGTTGTTCATGTATATAAGCGTCATCTATATTATCATTTATATCCTCTGTAATCGGTAATTGTAATATAATATCTTCATTTTCAACCAACGTTACATCTTTCACCATAGTATTCATTAAATTTTTCCTTTTTTTTATTTCTATTGCTTTGTCATCTTGATTTTTTGATTTTCTGGGCATTTTATATTTATTGTTAATGTATATAAGGCTATATTATTTATATGTATTTTTAATCAAAAAACTTTATATAATTTGTCATACTGCTAATAATATCTTTATTCATTTTTTCTATTGGCGTTATAGTTTCTACTTTTAAGTTAGTAGTAGCCGAGGATTTTATACATTTATTCTTAATCTCTTTTATCTCTTTACTTAGAGACGCTATGACATCAATTAGATATTTTATTATAAATCCTGCTAATAATATAACTACCAATACAATTAAATCCATTCTTACTACTTTCAATGAATAAAAAAATTAAACAAATTTTAATTGCGCACTACCATTTATTATAGAAAGAATATTCAATTCTTTCACAAAGAATTTACCTTCATATAATACATTATAATTATAAGATTCACCCAATATAGCTTTTGTTGCGTTTTGTATGGTGTTAAAAGCCGGGTCTTTACTATAATCATTTGTCGTTAATGTAACAGATGTTTTAATTTGCGAATTATTATATGATCCAGACGCATTGATTTTCTCAGGAAATAATGCAAACGAATAACAGTATATTCCTGTTCTAGGTATATTAGTGTGATAATAATATGGTTGAACATTATTATAATATTCCGCATTATAATCCGCACGACTTGTATCATTTGCCCATTTAATAACTGCCTTATTCATAATATTCATAGTTTCGGAGTATACGGGTGATGCTGTGTAATTAATATAATTATTATATTTATCTAACATATCATTTCTTCTAATAAACCATATAATTTCTTTTACATGATTATTAGCATTAGTAATATCACATGTTACTGTTGATTGTGCGGATGTGTCAATATTTAATTCAGTCAATTTAACAGTATCTATAATATAATCCATGCTATTCGTTTCAATAAGCATTTTACTACGCTCGGTAGTGTCTATAAATACATATGTCAAATGTAATTTATTTTGAACATCATGGTTCTTATTTTTTATGAATGTTCTAATCGATATGTTAGAATTATGTAGAGAATTATAAAAACTACTTGATACATATGTATTCAATTTATTACTCCATACCTTGTATAAACCTTCAATCGCGCGCTTATTAGTATATACATCTAACGTTACTTCATTATTTGCTAATTTTAATAAAGGCAATGCTAGTGATGGATTCCTCGTAAACCAAAAATTTAATGGCACCTGTATTTCTCTCTCTTTAATACTCGGAGTACTGCTCGCAAATGTAGATACTGGATAATTAATATTATATAACTTATTATTAATAAGTGTATATTTTGCCTGAAAACTATAAGGTGCGGTATATTCCGCAACATTACCAATCAACTTATTGTATTCTATTCCATCTTTATTAGTTAATTCATTCCAAATATTCATCCAATCGCTATATAATGTTTCAATCGTATTCCCATCTATCAATAATTCAGCACGATCTATATAATTATAACCTATATTTTCAACCCATCTAAATCTTAATTCATTGTTAGAATATATATTAGGTATTTTAAATGATAAATACATATTTGTTAATAAATCCGCGCGTCTATCGATCTTATATGTCATCTTTACACTTTGATAAAATCCCCCTCCGGCATTATTTATCGGAGGGGTCTCATAGCTTTCTAATGAAAAGTTTGTGTGTTTTTTATAAACGTACTTATAATAATTAATACACGGATTAGTTGTTATATATTCATCCATTTGTCCCGTTAAAACTAGCTGCAATAATCCGCCACCCATTTTATTGTTATATTAATACCTTAATAATATCTTATATATTATTAATAAAATTTTCTAAATCAACATATGTTCTGGCCCCCTCATATGATTTAACCATTTTATCATTGTTATCAGATTTATCTATTAGTAATATTGATGGAAATCCTTGTATATCAAACTTTTTAATTCTGTCCATCTTATCTTTCATGTTATATTTCTCAAATTTACACTTATCCGAATTAGAACTCTCTAATTTTTCCCAAATACCGCTTTCACTGAATTCATCACAATGACCACAGCCGTCCATATAATAATATTCTAAACTATATTGTTTATTATTGTTATAAAAAGTTTCGCATATATTCTTACTGTTTAATATTAAAACAAATAATATCAATACAAATGTCGCTAATATAATGTATTCAATCTTAAACGTTTTTTTCACCATTTAATATATACTTCTAAAATACCAATAGATAATTATTTTTTACAACACGGTGTATTTATTAAATGACTAAAAAAATCATTACCATTATTGTCAATAAACTTGTCATATTTATTTTGTTCTATCATTAATATTCTATAATCTAGTTTATCATAGTTTGAATATTTATCTTCATTTATCATATATACGGTATTATTATTATGTTCCAATAAATATTTATAAATAGCCCCGTTTTTTTTTAAACCATAAACTATAAGAGTTCTATATACCGATTGATTCTTATAAACCTCTTCTAACTTGTTTACAAAATCGCTAAACGATTCAATGCTATTGGTGGCAATCGTCATTTTATATATAATATTAACAATGCCTTATGTATTTAATTATATAAGATTATTTATATAGTATTATATATTACAATGAATGATAGTATTATTAAAATAGATATAGCTTATTTTCAAAAGAGATATGAACAAATCGAAGAAATACCAGATAATATTAAGAATAAGGCAAATGATTTAAGTGAAAATTATAATTGTTTTAAATCATATTATGACCCCAAAATGATATGGGCGAAAAAAGTTTATAATAAAAAAGAAAAAACAATAGCTCCAAAAAACAGATTTCATATTATAATTCCTGATTTTACCGATAATTCATTATTGAAACGCAAAATACTAGGTTTACTTAATAAAATAACAACCAAAAATAAATTATCATTATATGATAACATTAAAGAATTAATTAAAACAAACGATAATCATACTGTCATAGAAATAATATGGGAATATATTAAACTAAATGAAAATAATTTATATAGTAATATATTGAGTTTCTTTGATAAAGATTTTTTGGATAATTATATAGATTCTAAATGGAAAAAATATATAGAGTTGCGTGAATGGGACCCGCCAAAATCATTTTATGATAATAATATACTTTTACTAAATGATGAATATGATTTATACTGTGACTATGTTAAATGGAAAAAAAATGTAAATAATATGAATAACATATGGTTGAAATTTAAATTTGAGGAAATACAAACCTTATTATATTTATTATTTAATTATACACTCTTGATTATAGAAGAAAATAAGGTCTATAAGCATATTATAGATATATATTTAGAACAAATATTGAAAATATTAACTGTAACTAAAACACTGGATATTATTAATAAAATCAGAGAAATAGATAATTCAAATTTTAATAGTTCTACGAAATTTATAATATATAATATTTTGGATTTGGAAAATAAATAATTTCTATATTATAATATAGAGTAAGAAACATAATAAATAATATGAGGGAAGAAAACAATCTATCTTTTTACAGTAGCTTAATAATTCAAATGATATTTGTTATATTATTATTAATAATATACACTTATTTATACAAGTTAGAAAATATTGGGTGCGAATGCTCCGAACATCCTAACAAAGATTTTATCAAGAACTTTACTATATTAGCATTAGTATATTTCTTAGTAACCGCATTTATTTCGCTAAAATCCGTGGCGAGAAGCATGGGTAGTGTATTCGTACAATTAGTTGCTATCGCGACTTTTGTATTCTTCTTACTATTTGTGGTATATATTTACTACGCATTCGATTATGTTAACTATTTAACTAACGAAAAATGCAAATGTTCCGAGGATATGACCAGAGATATAATCGCAATCGGCACTATGATATCCCTATTCTTATTCCTAACCCTATTATTTACCATAATCATCATCCCTATATTAATAAGCACCCTAAGCAGCCTCTTAAACCGCATCGAGGTTTTTGAAGATGAAGTTGAACAAACTATCCGTAACCCAATGCGTACCTTAAAATCTACCCCTGATAGAATCGCCAAATCTGCGAAAGATATCGGTGCTTTTGTTAAGAAAAGCGCTAAAAAAATAACCAATGTTCGTAGAAAAAGATAAATGAAACTAAATTATTTTTTTATATATTTAAAGTTCTAGTATTATCCTTTCTTTTTCCTGATTTTTTTAATATCTGAATATCGGCAGTATCCTCTATTATAGAAGTTATTTCCTCATCACTCACAGATAAAGTTTCTATATTATTATCTATATCGTCCTCTACCGATATATTATTATGCACATTATTAATTATTGAATCTACATCGTCAACAGATCTATTAAAATTACTTTGATACTGTGGCATTTCCGATGATGTCGGACCACTATTTAATGAACCAAATAAATTACTTACCATCCCAAATAATCCCATATTATCACCACCCATTCCCATATTATTTGATTCCGGTGCTTGTGCTTTCCCTCCACCTCCCATCATATATTGTTTGGTTGCCGCATTTTGAAATTGTTTCATCAATTCTGGGTCGGATTTTAATACATTTTCAACATCCGGCATAGGCTGTTCTTTAAACATTCTGCTTGTTAAATGAAACATAAATGCACTTCCAGATAATGACATGAATAACCTTAATTCTGGTGCCATTTTCTTGCCTGACGATTTGTATTTATCATGCAATTCCTCAAAAATATCATCATAATCATTTATATTTTCATTAACTTGTTCAGACCATCCTTCCAGCTTTGCAGCAAATGGATCGTATCTTGAATTCATATATTCCGCGCCAGATACAAGCGCCATTAACATCTTCTGTTGAAATCTTATGCTACCATCAAGCTCTTTTTCTCTTACAATACGATTATATTCCGATTTCATTTCTTCTAAATCAGAATTCATATTGAATTTAAATGGTATCTTAAATCCCTTAGATTCCATTCTTTCAAATTGATATATTATCTCGCGTTTTTCATTTATCTCATTCCTAATTATATCCTTTGGACTTAGATGTTTCCGTTTTATTACTCTACTTTCATCACTGCCCGTTGTTGACCCATTGCTACCACTTTGTGAAGAACGGCTACTCGCACCACTTTCACTTGTAGTATCCGAATTACTATCGCGACCACTCTTTTTACCCCCATTACCCCCATTACTGCCGTTACTGCCGTTACTACGACTACTGGCACTACTGGCACTACTGGCACTACTCGCGCTACTCCCAGAAGTACTATCCATATCGTCATCGCGATTTATTTTTTTATTTTTATATATGTTTTTCATATTTTTCATATATTTCGCTTTATTATATTTGCTATTTCCAACTGAACTTGCACGCGAAGAACGCGAAGACATAGATATAACATCGTCACTTATTTTTTTTCTGTTAAATAAACCGTCGTCCATAAAACCACTCTTATTCGTACCATTATTTTTCGGTATATTGAAATTAAAAGAATTATTATTGAAACTTGCCTTGTTCAATTCTATTAAATCATCACCTTTACTGTTTAAATTTGATATTAATGACATATTATATATTAATTGAGTTTCAAATGTTTATATATTTACAATAAATTATATATATATTAGAATACGCGCTTATTTTTAATAAATTTAAACCACTTCTTAAAAAATATTTTACCCGTTCTTAATATATATTCAGGATGAAATTGAATACCTAAGATATTATCCTTTTTATCATAAACCATCACTATTTTATTCCCCATCCGTTTAATAATTTTAAATTTTTTTTGAATCCCCACGACATAATCTTGATGAAAATATGTATACTCTAACTTTTTAACATTAAAAGGTACCGTCATTTTGAGCTTTTTTGTATAAGTTTTCATACCGTTTTTAAAACTATTTATATTTGAACGTTTTCCATATTTTATAGCTATATACTGTAACCCATAACATATTGCTAATATTGGTATTTTATATTTGAAAATAATTTTTGGCACCGGAGGAGACCCTTTCCTTAATATAAAATAATCTGACCCACTTATAATTATACCACTTATGTTATTTTTTTTAAGTACCTTTTTTATCCCCACATTATCATGATACCTTTTAATTATTAATTTCGCATTATTCCCAATCGCTTTCCTATATAATTTATGTTGCTTTTTCCAATCCCATTTATCACTATACATTGATATTAATAATATATTCATTTTTAATATAATACATTATAATTATCTAATGATTCATTTTTAATATTTGTTCTTATATAAGATACTGCCTGCAAACAAGCATCGCTTAAATCATCTTTCTTTTTATTATTTACAAAAATATCTCTTAGTCTCTCATTATCTTTAATGTAATTTTGGCATATATCTATACTTAATTTCTTATTATAAACGTATTTACTTCTTCTAAAATTTTTAGCATTCTTTTTAACTTCACTTTCTTCATATGTAATTTCGGGAACATATTCGTGTGTTTTTGATTTTAAAGAAGCGTTAACTAATACTACATTATCTACCTCTTTATCCCAATGTTTTATTAAATTGAAATAATTATATATAATATGCTGTATTGTTTTCATAATACCATTTAAATTGGATGGCTGATTCTCTATTAATACATAGTCTATCATATTGATATTAGCCTCTTTTAAAAACCCCACTATAATATCCATTTCATTATAAACTCTTTCTGATATATCATCAATCCCTTTTAATTCTTTTTTACTTTCAGCGATTGCTATTATTCTCCAATCCAATACTTCTATTTTATCTGTTTTTTTAAGAATACACAAAGCTAAATTCTTAATACCAATATCAAAACTTATATATATCATTTTATAAATAGTTATATTAATTCTTTATACTTTTTTGTATTGATCCAATAATTGTTTTATTATACTCCTTTATATTATGATGTCTTATCAATAATGTAATGTCTCTCCAAAATGTGTCATTCGCATAACTACAATTATAGCTATTAATACTTTTATGTTTTTTATATAACCACTTATATAATCGTTCTTGCTTTTTTTGGTTTGATATTTGATTTATATTATGCATCTTTTTTTGCATTATCATTTTTGATAAAAAACCTTTTAATTCGCTACATTTTAAATATTCTTTTCCCGATACACCATCCCATAAATTACTGAACTGTATATAATTATATGTTGGGCATAATAAAAAATTATCCTTATAATCAACAAATGTAGGATTATTATCAATAATTAATAATTTTTTACTTATATCATATGTTTTCCCCACCTTCATGCTTTTTAATAATTTAGGCATTATTTTTTTAATTGATTTTTTTATCATACCATTTTTATCAACAATACAATTATCGCGCGTAAAAATAGGTCTATTGAACTTTATATTATTTTGTTTTTCTATTATTCCTATTTCCTTATTGGCCCATGTTTTTTCAGATGCTGTATACACAAATATATATGAGTTTGGATAATATTTTTTTATCGTATACATGAAATTAGTAAAATGTGGGCGTATTAATAATGAGTCTTTACTGTAACTTTCATTTAATTTTTTTTCACATTCTATTTTAGATTTATTAAATGAAGATGAGGAAGATTTATTGAAACTTTTAATATTTTTCTTGAAAATATCTTGCAAATTATATAAATCGCATTGATAACTACAGTCTCCTATTATAGTTCCATCTAAATCTAGTACAAATACGTATGGTTCCATATTACAAATCTATTATATATATATATTTATTATATAATAGTATAGAAATGAAAATATATTCAAATACTAACAAGAAAAAATATTTTCAAGAAGGTAATGCTTATAGTAAAAATACGTTATCATATTCAAAAATATCAAATAAAATTTCTATGAGTAAAATTGATAAGATTTCCAGCAATGACATCATATCCGACTCTAAATCACGAGGCGATAACAAGGTTAAAAACTTCTTGAAAATGTATGTTTCCAATAAATATAATATTGATAATAGAGCACAATATTATAAATATATATATAGTAAAATAGCTAAGGTAAAGCAAATATCCTGTTTGAAAAGCAAAAAGTTTATCAAAAAAAAAAAAATTTACGAAGGATATACAATTGATGATACTATTAATTTGCAAAAACAAATTGGTTCAAACAGTAAATATGGTGCAATATATATAACTTCAATTGATAAGGCCGTTGGCAAGTACCCTATCGCATCTAAACTTATGGAAATTAATAGAAGCAATAGTGTTGAAAAATGTTTAAATGAACATATTACAACTAAAATAATGAAAAAAAAATTATCCAGGCATTTTATATTTACATACAGAACTTTTATATGCAATAATATATCGTCTAATGTTCCTCCAATTATTAAAAACCTTAATTATTTTGTTAATCTTAACGAATTAGCACATGGTGATTTGAAACAGTTGTGTAAAAGCAAAACTTATGTCGAAGATGATAGTTTGGTTTATAATGTTTTTATACAAGTAATGTTATCAATTATGTCTTTTCAAAGTATTGGTTATACACATGGCGATTGTCATTATGGTAATTTCCTATACCAAAGAAACATTGAACAAGGCTATTATTTTTACAAAATAAATGACATTAACTATTACTTAAAAAGCTGCAAATATACTATGCTAATTTTTGATTTTGGATTTGCAAAATCAATTGATAAAAGTAATATATTAACTTATAAGGTTATAGACGATTATATGAGAATTATTCACGCATTTGCTAATAAAAAAATATTAAGTAAATCGTGGTCACATTATCCCAACCTTCCTTCTGATAATGTTTCGCTATACACAAACCATTTATTAAATAAACTAAATAGCATAGGTAAAGCATTACTTATCAATAGAAATAAAACAAATAAAAATTTTAATAACTTAATTAATGATATAATAATTCCACATCTAATAACGGCTCCTAATAATATTTTTAAAAAAGGTAAACCATCTGGTAAAATTATTAACAGTAAGCCTTTTATTATTAATAACACATTACATATTTAGTTCATATCTATTATTCTCCTTTTCTAATAATTTATTTTTTCTTTCTATTATATATTTTGACATACTTTCAAATCCCGCATATAACATATTGTTATACAAATCTATTGGTAATTTTATTCTTAAACCTTTCTTTTCTAATTCTATATTCATCATTGGTATATCCGGTATATTTTTTGGTATATAATAATAATCTATCTTATCATTATCTATAAGTTCTCCTAAAACTGCCCGTGTTCTTATTTTTTCATATAATTGAATAAATTGTCTTAATAAAAACATAAAACTAATTTTGGGTCTCACTATCTCTTCATCTGGTATTTCCGTCTCATAAAATGCTTTATATAATATCATTCCTAATATATTATCCATTGGCACATTTTCAAAAATCTTAATAGGGAAATTATTCGTAAACCCCCCATCATAATAATAATCATCATCTATCTTTACGGGTTTAAATAATATTGGCAAAGCCATTGATGCCGAACACGCTTTAAATACACATACATCGGGTGTCGTATCAACGCTAAATATTTTGTTTTTACATGTATATATATTTGTAACCGATACATAAAGGTTTACTCCAAATCTTTTTGATAAATATGAAAATGTTATTTCATCTGTAATATCAGGATATTTAGTATAAATAAAGTCTTTTAAATAATTAGAAAAAATATTGATATCGGATAAACCACAATCAGTTAGTAATTTAATACAGTTTTTATAGGGAATATTACATAATTTAAAATCTTGATTACCTTTTAATATTATTTCTTCCATCTCTTGTATAGTTAGTTTTAATGCAACCGCTAAACCTATGATAGAACCGATTGATGTTCCTGCAATATGTGTTATATTTTTATGCAGATTCTCAAAATATAAATATCTTATAGCGCCAATAAAAATTACACCCCGCATACCCCCCCCAGAAAGTACTAAATGTGTTATTTTCATATAACTATTTGAAAATATATAAAGATTATTACTTATATATTTGAATTATATTCATTGACATTTATATTATAATATTTTAAAGCTTCAAGAGCAGCGTTATTTTCGGCCTCTTTTTTGCTTTTTCCCGTGGATGTTGATATTATTGTTCCATTTCTATCCTTAACACAATAATTGAAAATTTTATAGTTATCCCTCGTAGATACACTCAGTTCCTTGAATTGTGGAATATCTTGCAAATAATTTTGCATATGTGATGTTAGCATATCCTTATAATTATTTTTTACCCTTATCAATTCACTGAAATCTATATAATTTTCAATAATATATATTAGCCACGATTCTACCACATAATAACCCACACCTGTCATCGGAGATAATTGTATATTTTTGGGCAATATTACTTCATCATCTTCCGACTGATAATCTAAATATAAAGCCCCTATAAATGCTTCAAATATATCTTCCATTATTTTATAATTATTTCGCCCATTAGAGTCTTCAACCTGTTTAGATATTATTGCAAATTTTGGAAATCCTATCTTATCCGATAAATATCCTAACATTTTACCATTTACTAATTTAGTTCTTATTTTTGACAGAAACCCTTCGTTTTGATCAGGAAATCTACTATATAAATAATTTGCTACTATCATTCCCAGTAAAGAATCTCCTAAAAATTCTAACCTTTCATATGAAACATCTTGTAAAGGCAGGCAATCACTCGGACAATTTATATTACTTTTATTAAAATCAATGTTTTTCATCGTACAATACGATTTGTGAACAAAAGCAACGCGATATAAATTAATGTTTTTATATTTTAATCCCTTCAACCCATTGGTATCAAATAATTCTCGCAAGTTTTCATCATTTAAAAGTACATTCTTATTATTATAAGGTAAATTTACACTATCTATTTCTTTTGTTTTATTATGAATATTGTCTATTCTCTTCATTGTACTGTCTAGGATATGAATTATATATATATATCATTTTTTCTTTATACATAAAGATATATATATAAATATTAATAGTATATTTCTTTTAAATAGAATAACATAATAAATGAGTTTTATTGGCAATCAAGGTATAGAACCAACAATACAACTCGATTCTGTTGGAATTGGATTACAACTTGGCGCTGATGGAAATGCCATTAATGTTGATGGTTTAGATTTAAACAGAAACGAGTATCTTGTTGTTGGTGAAAAAACATATTATCCGGAAGAAGATAATCAACGGAATACCAAATGGAGCCTATTAGTTAACAGTGATGGCGTCGCCGTTAACACATCCAGAAATTCTAGTTCTAATTTTTTAAATTCCGATACTTCATTTTTTGTTGATAAAAACTTTTATTGCGCAGGTATTGTTAAAGCCGCTGGTTTAGAACTCAATGATATCATATTAGATGGCGACCCTTTAACTAGTAGTTTAATTAGGGATTTTATTATTAACGCCAATAATATTTCCGCAAATCAACCCTTTCAAGCCGGTCTTAATACAAGCTATGAAGACGTCTATAATTATAATTATTATATCAAAAATGTTTTTACACCTAATTTTGTTACTCTCGGTGGTCATGTTGATACATATGACAATACACATCCATTAAATATTGTATCGACCGCTAATAATAAATTTAATAGCATGCATATCGCAATTAGAAATGATACTAATAATGAAGAAGAACCTACAAAATTTGGATTTGGTATTATAGGTGGTTCTAACATATCCCCCGCTATAATATCAACTACGCGAGGTACACCATTAGAATTTCATATTAGTAAATCCTCGTCAAATATAGATGAATTATATGGCACAAGTGCAATACCAATATATACTAATATTAATCAATATCCCGCATTAGCAATTGACGAAAATAACAATATAGCTATTGGTATTAACAAAACTAGTCCCAAAGATTATACTAGAAAAGTCCTGAATAACGGTGAAATAACTAGTGAAGATATTATTGATGAAAATATTAAACTCCAAGTTAATGGCGTATCTTGTTTTAATGAAATTATAATGTATGATTATTACACCAATACTCATAAGGCTCTTGATGATATTTATGTTAGATCAACGGGTATAAGTGTAATAAATAGTGCGCAAATATCGGAAGGTGACTTTTTAGGAAACCTATATAATTTTAATAATATCACAGTAAATGATTTACTAAAAACTAGCAATTTAACTATTGATAATGACATCAATGTTAATAATAATATTCAAACAAGTTCATTAATAGTTGATAATGTAGCTAATTTTTCCGGTATAGTACAGTTTGATAATGAAGTTAATTTTAACAACGCGCAAAGTGTCAGTATTAATAAACTAAAAATTAATGATGATATTTATATCGGAAATCGTAAAATAATACCCATCGATATCGATGATCCTGCTACGGGTTACGGAACATATTCTAGAAGTGAAGATGGTAGTAACTATTTTTTCGTTTATGTTCATAGCAATATTGCGACTCTTGATGCTAATTGTAATATTAGTTTTCCTAAAAAAATGGCAATTGGGCTAACTGAAAGCGATGGTTTTGATGGGGTTTTAAACATTATCAAAGATGATGTTACAACTAGTAATAATTTTGATATTACAATGAAAAATACTGTTGAAGGCAAAGAATATTATGCTAATATTGGTCGCCTATCGCGATTAGATTATAGTGATAATAGTCTAATATTTAACACTAATAAAGTTATTGGTAAAAATAACAATATCTATTTTTACCCTTCCACTGATATGGCAGATATTACCAGCAATTATTATTTGCCTAACATCAGATCAGTACCGCCTACTTTGTCCTTAAACCGCGAAAGAGTTGGTATTAATAAATTGGGTGCAAGAGTTGGATACGAATTAGATGTTGAAGGTAAAGTAGCCGCAAGAGACTACTATTTAACAATTGGCAATGAAATGCAAAGAACAAAAGGGTTTATTTATCAACCTAAAAACTTTTTCAATATTTATGATTCGCAAACAGATAAGTTTTGTATTAATTATAATAATTTGACATCATATGCTACCAATATGAAAGGTCTTAATGTTAAACGTGGTATCAATTCCGACTATTATTATCAAAATGACAAAATTATTGAAACTTTACAGATTGCCAATGACACTAATGGTTTTTATACAAATAAAAAAATATCTTTGGGATGGAATGGTGAAGATGTTTCTGTACCTCTACAATTACGAAATTTAACAACAGAAGATAATAATTATTCGGTTCTAAGAATATATCGTGGTGTTAAGGGCGGTGGTGCTAACAATAACGCAGATTATAGTGGTATTGATATTTGCGAATATGATAGAAATTTAAATACTGATAGAAATGCTGAAAGATGGTTTATTTATAAAAACCATACTTTTAATGACATAGATTCCAGAAATATACAACGCGTTGGACCATTGCAAATAGGTTATATTGATAAAGATGTAAAACCAAAAACTTATGGTATGTCATTTTATTATAATACTGAAAATTCTAATTATCACATAGATGTCAATAAAGATACAGTATCTTATGAAGATAATAATGCTGCGATGTCTATATATGGAGATTTAGATGTACATGGTAATATTAATATTATTGATAAATACGGGAGTAATTATAATTTTAGATTAGATAACCTAAACACATTAACACAAATTACACAATATATTACTACGGTTGAAACAACTCAATATAATGATGCTGCCCTTGACGACGAATCAGATTTACCTTCGGTTAATAATGATATTCGTTATACCGGATATAATATACTTTATACTCCTACAAAAAGTGTCATTGTTGACCCAATAGAAAAAACAAATATTCCTATTATTGTTAAACAGGATAACTCTAACCTGGCAGTAGCTAAATTTATAACATATTCAGATTATACCTCTAATAATTGCTCATCATTTATTGAACTCGCAATATATAATTGTAATTTAATGATCGCTGATGATAATTACGAAAAAACTGGTAATATTAAAAATATGATAAAGTTCAATTTATCAAGTGATGACGATAAACATACTAATTTTGATATGAGTTTCTATCACCAAGATTATTACAAAAAATTCTATAATTTCAAAAACAATATTGATGAAAGTGGCAATTTTTTGGGTTCGTCAACACATATCGGTATTGGTAATAATATTGATAATAATAGTAATGTCGCTTTTCATATAGATGATATTAATAAATATGGTCTCCAACTAACAAATAACCACCATGCGCCAGCCATTAACTTATTATATACAGGTGGTTCAAGCAATATTTATCATACATTATCAGGAGCTAGTTTTGAAAATAATTATAGATTTAGCATTGATGTCGCAAATCAAAGTGTTTTTAATGAACCCGAATCATCTAATGTTTTTACAATTGATGCGTTTGATGGAAATAATTTGAGGAAAGGTGCGCGTTTCGGATTTAATGACGATATTTTAGCAGAATCATTTGTTATTAAAACAGATTATGATACACCAGCTATGGCAATTACAAGTAGATATACTTCCGAATATGTATTTGATAGCGTTGTTGATATTTTGCCAGATAATTTATTATTATCTAGATTAGCATCCGAATGGAATAATACTAGCAAAGAATATTCGGTTACTTATAATTATGGTGTATCTTATTTTCCAGATATTGATAATAATCTAAATCCCATCTCTTATATTAATAAATTAGACCCCAACTTCTTATTCAAAACAAGCGTATCACAAAGTAGCAATATTAATTATAAAACATTTCATTCTAATCTGGATATATTTTATAATGCATCTAATCTAAATATTGATTTTAATAATTATAAAACAAGTACTTTAAACGTAACGAATTATGACATTACGAATAATATTACAACGTGTACATTAGATTTTACAACTGAATTATTCACTTGCAATATTTTATTAGTACCACAATTATCATTTACTGATAACACTATTACTATTGACGATTCTAAATCATCTGTTATAATTATTGAAGATTCATTTTCTAGCAACCTTTCCCTTATTGATAACGTTACATCTAACTATGATTTTACATATAATTATAGTAATGTCGTGTTTTTACCAGAGTATCTTAATTGTAATATTACATATTTCTCACATTTTAATTCAAATATTGTTGATGATAGCAATATGATATATATTAATAATGAAATATATATTGACATATTACCATTTGACAGCGATGATATATTTTATCAATACATGAATGCTGAGGTAGAAACAAGATCACTAATAGATAATGGTATTTATACAAGTATATTTTTAGAAACAACAACTTCAAATATCGTGAGAATTAACTCAAATATTGACTTAACAGGTAAATTTACAGCAGAGCGACATAATACAATATTATTTAAAAGCTCAAACATATTACCAAATTCTTTTGTGAATCTAGATGCCGAAGACAATCATTTTCATTACGACTATAATATACAAATTGAAGATGATAGTTCTAATATTTATATAATAACCTCTAATTTTGTCGTTAATAATAATGTAAATAGCCTTCCGCGTGATATGGAACTTATTAATGTTAATAGTAATTATTTATTTGAAGACCATTTTAATATATATGGTAACGATATTACAAACAAAATTTATCTCAATGAATACTTTAATAAATTATCAAATAATCAAGATAGAAATTATGTTATTAATGTTAAAAATTATAACTACAAAAATTTTAAACCACATATTACTCTTTCAAATGAGATAGATACCTTGAACAAAAAAGATGGTCACGAAATATATAGTTATGATGGTATTTTTGAAATCAAATACGTAAATGGTATTGATAATGATAATAGAACACCATTGCGAATTGATGCCGACGGTAATACTTTCATAAGAGGTGATATAGATATGGGAGGAAATATTAGATTTGATGGCAAAATATATGATAGTAACGGCAATGATTTAATTCAAATATTAAATAGTAATCATTATAAAGAATATGAAATTAATTCTAGTAATATACATTTTAATTCTTTGGGATCTAATGGTGTAGAAATACGTTCATATTCAAGTTCCAATTACGATGATTTTAAGTTTTTTTACGCACAAGATTACTTAGATTATGGTATGGTTAATGATGTTATGATATTGCATAAGCGATTTGATGAGGAAACACAATATAAAATAGATATGTATGGTGATATTGACACGTCCAATGGTATATTGAGAGTTGAAGGCCGTGATGTTATTCGTGATTCATGTAATTATATATTACATTCTAGTAACGTAATTTCAAATAGAATATCGGAATTAGAAACTGATTTTATATCAGAAGAAGCTCATTCTAGTAATAGATTTATAGTAGACCATAATTATGATTATAATATGTCTATAAATGGAGATTTAGTTGTTTATAGTAACGTAATTATATATAGTAACTTAACTGTATTAGGAGAGTTTACAACATTAAATACCGAAGTGTATACAACAGAACAAGTTGATATTACTAATCATGGTAATGATATCGCTTTAAAAATTAAGCAAACAGAAGATTATAAAATCGTGGGTATATTTGATGATTCTAGTGAAGTTTTTACAATAGCATATTCTGGTAATGTCGGTATACATAGTGATAACCCTATCTTATCTCTTGATATCAATACTACTGACGCAATACATTTACCCCGTGGAAACGTATTAGAGCGACCTACGCGAGATAAAACAGGCGCGGATTTAACTTCATTGCAAGGTATTATTCGTTTTAACAATGAATATGGGCAATTTGAAGGATTTGGTTCAAATAATCAATGGGGTGTATTAGGAGGAGTTAGAGATGCTGATAGAGATACATACATAATAGCCGAACAAGAAGCTGGAACCGACGATGATTATTTATTATTTGTTACTGCTGGGTCAGAAAAAATGGTAATTAAAGATGATGGTAGAATTGGTATTGGTATGTCCGCCCCTACCTATTATCTTGATGTGGTTGGTGATATTAGAGCAGCCAGCAATCTATATATTGGTAGCAATTTCGGTATTAATAATGAAACCCCTTTTGTTACAATGGATGTCAATACGACAGATAGTATTAAGATACCAAAAGGTGATAGTTCGCAGCGACCTGTTGATAACGATGAAACTGATGAAACCCACAGAGGTTATATACGTTACAATACTGAATTACATCAGTTTGAAGGATATGGTGAAGGTAACAAATGGGGTGTATTAGGTGGTGTTAGAGATACTGATAGAGATACTTATATAATAGCAGAAGATTATGCTGGTGATGATAATGATGAGCTAAAACTTGTAACAGCTGGCTCAGAAAGAATGATAGTTAAAGCAGATGGTAAAATTGGCATCGGTATGTCAGCACCTACTTATTATCTTGATGTGGTTGGTGATATTAGAGCAGCAAGCAATCTATATATTGGTAGTAACTTCGGTATCAATAATGAAACCCCTTTTGTTACAATGGATGTCAATACGACCGATAGTATTAAGATACCAAAAGGCGATAGTTCGCAGCGACCCGTTGATAACTATGAAACTGATGAAACTCACAGAGGTTATATACGTTATAATACTGAATTACATCAGTTTGAAGGTTATGGATCAAATAACAAATGGGGTGTATTAGGTGGTGTTAGAGATACTGACAGAGATACTTATATAATAGCGGAAGATTATGCCGGTGGTGATAACGATGAGCTAAAACTTGTAACAGCCGGTTCCGAAAGAATGATAGTTAAAGCAGATGGTAAAATTGGCATCGGTATGTCAGCGCCTACCTATTATCTTGATGTGGTTGGAGATATTAGAGCAGCCAGCAATCTATACATTGGTAGCAACTTTGGTATAAATAATGAAACCCCTTTTGTTGCCATGGATATTAATACGACTGATAGTATTAAAATACCGAGAGGCAATATAGAACAACGCCCTGTATCGGGCGAAGAACAAGATACTGACCTCAGTATACACAAGGGTTATATACGTTACAATACTGATTTGGAGCAATTTGAAGGATTTGGTGCGGGAAATAAATGGGGTTCTCTTGGTGGTATCAAAGATGTTGATGGCGATACATATATTTCTGCCGAAAATAGTGCTGGTGATGATAACGACGAGCTCAAATTCTTTACTAGTAATCTTGAAAGAATGGTTATTTCAAGTAATGGTTTTATTGGTATTGGAACTAAACATCCTAATTATGTCATTGATGTAGTCGGTGGTGTAAATATAATTACAGAAGGAAATGAAGATTATATTTACACTATTGATGGTCGTGATATTATCCAAGAATCTCGTGATTATACAACAGCTACAAGTAATGTAATATCCAATAGAATAAGTGATTTGGAAACTGATTTTATTTCAGAAGAAGCACATTCAAGTAATAGATTCATTGTAGACCATACATATAATTATGACCTTTTTGTTAATGGTGATTTAACTGCGTCAAATTTAACTATTCATGGAACTACTACAACACTCAATACCGATATTTATGTTACAGAACAATTGGATGTTCAAAATAGTGGTGCGGGTATAGCATTAAATATACTACAACATGATAATACAGGTGTGGCATTCAATATTCAACAAAATGATACAACTTATAATATTTTGAATATTTCCAATAGTAGCGATCAAGTATTTACTATTACAAATGACGGTAGTGTGGGTATAGGTGTTACAAATCCTAATAATGGTAATTTATTAGATGTAAAAGGTAATATTAATATTATAACAGATGGCGAAGATTATAATTACACTATTGATGGTCGTGATATTATCCAAGAATCTCGTGATTATACAACAGCTACAAGTAATGTAATATCCAATAGAATAAGTGATTTAGAAACTGATTTTATTTCCGAAGAAGCTCATTCAAGTAATAGATTTATTGTAGACCATAAATATGATAATGATTTATTACTAAATGGTACTTTAACCATTAACAGCAATTTAATACTATTTGGTGATACTGATGTAGCACTTAAAATAACACAAAATGGCGATCAAGATATTGTAAATATATATAATGATACTGATGAAATATTTACTATTTTACAATCTGGTTTTGTGGGTATAAATACAGAAAATCCACTTGTTTCGTTGGAAATTAACACAACGGATAGTATTAAAATACCCGTTGGTACAAGCGATGAAAGACCAACTGTAAATCTTGCCGAGGGAACAAATCTGAGTTTACATAGAGGGTATATACGTTTTAATACCGACTTAGAACAATTTGAAGGTTTTGGTGCCAGTAATACATGGGGGTCATTAGGTGGTGTTAAAGATATAGATGGCGACACCTATGTGACAGCGGAAAATAGTGCAGGCGAAGACAATGATGAGCTCAAATTCTTTACAAGTAATCTTGAAAGAATGGTTATTTCAAGTAATGGTCTAATTGGTATTGGTACAACAGTCCCGGAATACACATTTGATATCGTTGGTGAAATAAGAGGTTCTTGCAATTTATATATATCTGATAAAATTGGTATTGGAACTCTAGAACCATTAGTTACATTAGATATAAATACAGTTGATGGTATTATTTTACCAAAAGGTAATAGCTCTGAGAGGCCAACAAATTATTTAGATATAAGCGACGTAAATACATCTAACTATATCGGTACTATACGTTACAATTCGGAATTGAAACAGTTTGAAGGTTTTGGTACAGGTAATACATGGGGTTCTCTAGGTGGAATTAAAGATGTTGATGGGGACACTTATGTAACAGCTGAAAGTAGCCCGGGCGAAGACAATGATGAACTTAAATTCTTTACAAGCAATCTTGAAAGAATGGTCATTTCTAGTAATGGCTTAGTTGGTATCGGCACAACATCTCCTGATAAAAATTTAACAATATATAGTGATAACGCGTCATTTTCTATCCAAGATGCAAGAAATGGAACGGAATCAGTATCATCAATTGAATTAGTAAATGGTTCAAATAATGATTTTGATAAAAATGAATTAAATTATGGATGGAAAATATCTAGCAGTAATGACCTATTTAATATTACTTGTGGTAGCAATAGTGCTATTAATGATAGATTTATAATTGATGGCAAGACAGGTAATATAGGTATTGGAACAAAACCACATATATATGACTCCCTGCAACACGAAGACGAATTTAAGGTTAATATAGTTGGAAGTTTAAATATAGAAGGAGATATTTATAGAGATGGCACATTATTCTTTGGTGGGGGTGGTACTGGTGGTGGGAGTATGGGTGTTGTTTCTCAAAATATGACCGTACAGACAATGACAGAAACTTATTCTGGGACTCGTGTTATGAGCGAAAATGATGCCCAAAACGGCGACGCAGATAATGGATGGAGATTCATAGATAATGATTTAGATTCCGGTTTTGTTATTAAAATAAAACCGACACATAGAAAATCAAAGGTTTTATTGAACTTATCATCGCACATTGGCTTTGATAGTACTCTTGATTCCAGATGGTGGGGTCTTAAATTATATAGAAAAAGAGATGGTGAAAATTGGATAGAAGTTAAATCAGCTAATGGAAATTATAATAGCACAACAGAAGATAATGGTGACCCGGCATTAATTGGTGGTTCTACGGCATGTTGGCTATCCCATAACTTAGGTGCTAATTTATCAACATACGAAAACTTTGTAGCTAATGTTTCGGGCAGTTTCTGTGATAGCCCTGATACTCGCAAGGACGTATATTATACCGTTAAGTGGAAATCAAGATTGGGTGATACCACTGATTTATCTGGCGATGGAGACTTATATCTTAACAGACCCGCAAAATATAATGCCGCCTTTACACCTGTTTTATCTTCATCTTGGGTAGCACAAGAATTATGGCAATTAGGTACTCCATATATTCCAGCAAACGGTTCTAATATTATTACATTATATAATCAAGATTATGTTGGTATTGGTAATACAGAACCCGTTTATGAATTAGATTTAATTGGCAATTTCAGATCCGCTGGTGATATTTTTGTTGACGGAAAAATAGGTGTTAATACATATTCCCCAGCATTTTCATTAGATATTAATGCTACTGATGGTATCAAAATACCTACTGGTAATAATGCCGAAAGACCAGATAGTTCCACAATAGTTAAAGGTGTAATACGATATAATACTGAAAGTGAACAATTTGAAGGTTATGGTGCCGGTAACGCTTGGGGATCATTAGGTGGAGTCAAAGATGTTGACGGCGATACTTATATTAGTGCCGAAAATAATGCTGGCGATGATAATGATGAGCTCAAATTCTATACAAACAGTAATGTGAGCATGGTCATTACTAGCAATGGCTTAATTGGTATTGGCACAGAGTCACCAGCATTTTCATTAGATATTAATGCTACAGATGGACTCAAACTACCCACCGGAGACGAAGCACAGCGACCCGATAGTTCCACAATAGTTAAAGGTGTCATACGATATAATACTTATAGTGACCAATTTGAAGGTTATGGTGCCGGTAACGCATGGGGATCATTAGGTGGAGTCAAAGATGTTGACGGTGATACTTATATTAGCGCTGAAAATAATGCCGGTGATGATAATGATGAGCTCAAATTCTATACAAGCAGTAATGAGAGAATGGTCATTACTAGTAATGGCTTAATTGGTGTTGGTAATACAGAACCTAACTATAAAATAGATGTAGATGGTGAAATAAATGCGTCTGCTTTTAACATAAATGGTACACCATTTAGATTAGAGTTTCCAAGTGGAATGACATTACAATCAAAACATTTAACATTTACAGATACTTGCACTAAAAGTGATACGGAGGTTGATTGGGTGCCAGTTAATAATGATTTAACTTCTGGATTTGTAATTAGAGTTAAACCAACACATTCTTCATCAAAAATATTATTAAATCTCATTTGTCACATTGGTATGGATTATTTACATGATTCCAGATGGTGGGGATTGAAATTATATAGAAAAATAGGAACAGGAAATTGGAACGAAATTACAGGAGCAAATGGATCAGGTTCTAATAATGGTTCAGCATGCTGGATATCTCATAATTTGGGAGCCGAATCTAGTACATATTCTCATTCTATTACAAATGTCACTGGTTCTTATGAAGACGAACCGCAAACAACAGAAGACGTATATTATACAATATATTGGAAATCACGTTTAGATGGTACAAATGGTAGGTTATATCTAAACAAATCTGCCGAATCTATTGATACTAATTATCCCAAACCTTCTTCAAGTTGGTCGGCTTCCGAAATATGGAATAATGGAGTACCATATGTGCCTCCGCCTGCGTCTTCTGTAATATCCATATCTGATAATAATGTTGGTATGGGTATTGTACCAACAATTGATAGTGTATATAAATTAAATGTAAATGGTAATATAAAATGTCATAATTTATTTCAAACAAGTGACAGGCGCTATAAACAAAATATATTACCATTAGAATCAGCATTGCAAATGATAGGTGGTATAAATCCTGTATCATATACGACATACGAAGAAAGCAAAAGAAAATATGGCTTTATTGCACAAGATTTAGAAGATATAATACCCGACATAGTTAATATACCACGCGATAGCAAAGATTTATATAGTATTGATTATATTTCTATGATACCATTATTAACAAAGTCTATACAAGAATTATCTAATATCATAAATAATCAACAAAAAGAATTAAATTGGTTAAAAACTAAGTTATGATTTGCGAATTTTTTTTATTAAATATAAATATTAATTATATAGATAGAAGAGTATAAATATGACTATCTTAAATGTAGGTTACGGTACTACTGATCCTCAGGAATTATTACACTTGGTACAAAGTAATGTAACACTTATTTTACAAGATAGCAGAAATAATAACGAAGGTACAGTAAACTTAGAATTTATTCAGGGTCCTGGAAATTTTGGCGAAAATTCTCATATTGATTGGAAACTATCTAATTCTAATTCAACCTTTTGTATTAAAAGAGCAGCTAACAATATTACTAGTAATGTTGTAGTAGTAAATGAAAATGGAAACGTAACTGTCAGTAATGATATGTTAGTACAGGGCGAGTTTATAAGACAAGGTGTTAATATATATTATCATTTTGAAAACATAATAGATGACGTTAGTTCTAGTTTGGAAAATGAACTTGATTCCACATCTAATATCTTATTCATACAATCTAGCAATTTTACTGTCAATGCAAGCAATTATGTTCTCAAAATAGAAGATGAAGTTAATGATAGAATAGATAACGCCAATACTTACTCCTTAAATACTTCAAATATTATATCAAATAGAATTACGAATTTATCGGCTGATAAAATAGCAAATGGTAATAATAATAAATTTATTGTTAACGGTATTTATTCAAACGATTTTGAAGTATATGGTAATCTAACAGCATCAAATTTAACTATCCATGGCACTACTACAACTCTAAATACAGATCTATATGTTACTGAGCAATTAGATATCCAAAATAATAGTGATAGCGTAGCATTAAATATAATACAACATCATGCAAGCAGTGACGTAGTTAATATAGCTACTAATACAACACAATTATTAACACTTAAAAATGATGGTAAATTCGGAATTGGTACAACTGTTCCCGCTTTTACATTGGATTTAAATGCTACCGATGGTATCAAGTTACCCTCTGGTGGTGAAGATACTAAGCCCGATAATTTGGTTTCTAGCAACTATGGTTTGATACGTTATAATACCGATTTAAAAACATTTGAAGGATATGGTCACGGTGGGTCCAGTGGTGCTTGGAGTTCGCTTGGTGGAGTCAAAGATGTTGACGCTGATACTTATATTAGTGCCGAAAATAATGCTGGTGATGATAATGATGAGCTTAAATTCTTTACAAGCAATTTTGAAAGAATGGTCATTACTAGCAATGGCTTAATTGGTATTGGTACAGAGTCGCCGGCATTTTCATTAGATATTAATGCTACAGATGGACTCAAACTACCCGCCGGAGACGAAGCACAGCGACCCGATAGTTCAACAATAGTTAAAGGTGTCATACGATATAATACTGAAAGTGACCAATTTGAAGGATATGGTGCTGGTAACGCATGGGGATCATTAGGTGGAGTCAAAGATGTTGACGGTGATACTTATATTAGCGCTGAAAATAATGCTGGCGATGATAATGATGAGCTCAAATTCTATACAAGCAGTAAT